ATGTTATCCCATTGTGAATTTCATCCAGTCAATTGCATTCTTGATTTGGAACCCACGGTTGTTGATCTGCTTGATAACTGAATCCAGATACTGAATCTTCTCCTCTTGCATCGCCAACTTGAGGGTGACGTCAATCATCATCTCATCGCTTTCGATATAAGTCTCGACTTCATTCTTCAGTATCTTTTTGTAGATTTGATCTCTACCGATTTCAGCAAGCTCTTCTCTATCCATTTCACCGAGATAGTATTCAAGCAACCTGCGTTTGGTTCGTTTATACTCTGAACGCAACTTATGGTATACAAACTTTTCAGCTGTGTATATCTTTAAGTATTTGTTGTGTTTTACGGGAATTTTAGAACTCTCTTCGCCAAGTTCTGTTTCGTCCATTTTGCTGTCTTTGTCCCACTCAGCCATAATATCTTCAAGTTTCATAATCACCTATTTGATTTTGTGTAATTCATACTTTCTATAAGCAAATGTAGCGTCAGCAACCATAGGGGTCACTGTAGTCTGTTCAATATCAAACTCAGGCATTGCTATGTTTACTGGATATGCGTCAATAAACCTCACTTCAATATTGGGTCTGTACTGCGCTGTAGTGATGATCAATGAAGCGTCACTGTATACATCTCCACTACGTTGTACCCCTTGCTGAATATCAGCACGTTGTTGAAAGTTATCAGGATATCCTAATCCAATCATCCAGTCATAAACTTCTTGGAAGTTACTCAAGTCCTCGTCTACACGAAAGCGCACTGTAATCAAACCAAAGGATAGTTTATCTCCTGGAACTGGGAGTTTGATAAATGTGTTGTCAACGGTGTCGATTTGACCTAGTGTCATTTCTGGGATATTAGCAGATGTGCAGAAGTAATTCACTGTAGGCAATTTCTGAATAAGAAACTTAAAACCTATCGGTGAAAGAAATGACTTGTTATCAATATCGCTTGGTGTCAGTGCCATGTTACTCTCCGTTTCAACACCTAGTATTTAGGCATAAAAAAAGGGCGTCCGAAGACGCCCAGTTTGTTTGATCTCTTATGGTTATTATTACATAAGGTTTGCAACAGCCACTTTACGGTAGTAGATGTTTTTGTCGCCAGCACCAGTTGTGATTGCGCCAGTTGCGTTAGTTGTCGCAAATGGGTTAGCAACCATGCCGTAACGAGTTTTGAACCCGATTTTTGGCTGGAAGGTGTTCTCACCAACTGCACGTACCATTTGTAGCGGTACATATGGGCAGTAGAACAAGCCAGCGTCGAACGCTGATGTGCCTTTGTAGCCCATTGTGTAGAAGTTAGAAGTTGCATATGGATCGATGTATACTTTTACACGACCGTTTAGTACACCAGCGAATGTGTTGCCTGTGTCGTCAACTTGTAGGTTGTTGTTCAACGCAGGAGTGTAATCCAATACGCCAGCCATGTTCAAAGCAGATGCAACATCAGAAGATGTGATCATGATGTTACCTTTGCCTCTACGTGTCGCTTTTGCGATTGCGTTCGCATCACGTTCGATTTGGAACATCAAGCCTTTGAACTTTTCAACTGACCAACGACCGTTTGAGTCGGTGTCTAGGTCGAAAGTACCAGCTGTAGTTGTGTCAGTTGTCGCACCTTGTGAAGCAGTGATGTTGATTGTACGAATCACTTCACGGTTGATTTCTGCCAAGATTTCAGTTGACAAGATGTTTGACAACTCGGTTTCAGCGTCTAGACCATGAACAGCTTTCAAGTCTTGAGCCAATTCCATTGTGTACTCAGCTTTTAGTGCACGTGACATTGCTGTTACGCTGACTTTCTCGATTGAGAATGCCATTTCTTGGAAAGCGTTTGCTGCGCCATCACCAAGTGCTTCAGCCGCAGAACGTGACATACCAGTTGAAGCTGTATATGTTCCTGTCGGATCAGTACCTGTTTGTGAGCCAGATGTGCCACCAAGAGTTGTTTCAGAAGCTGTGTTACCTGCTGCTGATGCAGAGAAGGTTGTGTCTGCTTCGTTGTGCAACGCTTCAGTACCTGTTTGGTTTTCGTAGCGTGAACGCATTGCGAAGATCAAGCCTGTTGGACCTGACATTGGCTGAACGCCTGCAACGTCATATGCGATTAGGTTTGGAGCTGAACGACGAATCAGTGAGATAAGCACTGGATCAAAAGTGTCGATTGCACCATCACCAGCTGTTGAAGAAGATGCGCCCATTGCGTTTGTTGGAGCAGCTTCGCCAAGTAGCGATTGGTTAAACTGACCGCCCATTTGAGCTGCTTGCTCTTGTGCGGCACGTTGTTGGTTTTCCAAGAGAGTAGCGGTTACAGCACGCTTGTGAGGATCTTTGATCGCTTCTAGATCAGGATGCTCAAGAACTGGTTGCCACTTCTTGACAAGTTCGTCAGTCTGATACATTTTAGGTTCTCCTTTTCGGTAATCTACCTTTTTACAATTATTATTTATAAAATGTTACTTTTTGATGGTTCTTGAAATGGCATTCATGTAAGCCGCCATAGAAGGATCTGCTGGAGCACCAGTTTCCTCTTCCAATTCAATTGGCTCATCATCCATAACAAACTCTTCAGATAAAGACTCTACTTTTGCGTCAGCAAAATATGATTCTTTAAGTGTAGAAAGCTTTTCAGAATACTCTGCTTCGCCTTCGAACTCAACACCCTCAGCAAGAGCTTTAAGTTTTTCTACTTGAGTTTCAGTCAAACCTTCAGAAACTTCTTTGAACGCCAATGTGCGCTGAGTTTCTGCTAGTTCTTTACGAAGCTCGATATTGCGGTCAATCTCTTCATTCATAGCTGCTTCTTGTTCTTCAACTTTAGCTGCTAGTTCATCTACAAGATCAACTTTTTCTTCAGGAATGTCGACATAGTTTTCGTTGAATAGATCACGTAGACCAACCATGAAGTTTTCTACGATGTCTGCACGAATACCTTGCTCAACTGCCAATTCGTTTTCTTTCATCCACTCTTCAGCAACATACTCAAGATAATCGTCTAGGCGATTTGCCAAACCTTCGTGGATTTCTTCTTTGTCAGCTTCAAGCTCTGCTTCAAGGTCAACTGTTACTGTTTCCAAGATTTCGTTTACTTTAGAAACAACAGCCGCTTCAAACACAGTTGTCGCTTTCTCTTTGAATTCTTCAGTTAGTTCTTCAGAACCAAAGATTGCTTTAACATCCTCTTCTACGTTTAGATCAGCAGCAGAGATTTGTTTGATTTCACGGAAAGATGTTTCTTCTTCCGCAACTGCTTCTTCAATCGCTTCGACGTCAAAACCTTCGGCTTTCATAGAAGCCATCATTTTTCCGTAACCTGCGTGAAGGTCAGCTTTCTTCATTTTTTTCATTGCACCGACCATAGCATTGATCATGCCAGTTTTGGTCTTTGGGGCAGCAGCTTGCTTTGGCTCAGACTTTTTGATCGCCGCTGCAGTTTCTGCTGCCGCTGCGTCTCCATCATATGCCTTTTCAGCTTTGCCTTCATCAAGAGCTTCTTCGTCTGCTGTTTCTACAACATCGTCGAGGATCTGCTCTTCTTCAAGTTTGTTTTCGTTATCCATTGGATCACTCCTCTGTAAAGTAGTTATCTGGTATATTTATAATAATTTAGAGTTTAGAGAGAAAGTCCTCAAACACTCTCAATTTAGCTTCTTCTAGCTCTTGTCTAGAAGCGGTTTTAACTTCTTTTTCGTAATCAGCAATTTGCGCTTCACGAATAATGCCGTTGTCCCAGACCCATTCTTTGCTTTCCATGATACCATTTACAAAGGCATCTGGAGCTGATGGGTCAGCAACAATATCAGCTGCAGTTGCTAGGTAAAAATCGTTCTGTACCTCAGCAACGCCGTTTCTTTGTTTCAATGAGCCCATACCACGTGAGGATACGCCGAGTTGAGCACCTTCTTCCATAATAGACTTTACGATTGCCCCATATGGAGTTTCTGTCATGATCTTAGCTTTACCCATAAAGTTAGAGCCGTCACGCTTGAGTTCTGTGATCATATGAGAAACACGTTCAAGATTAATAGTTGGACCAGAAGGATGACCTAGTTCGCCATACGCACGGTTTTTCGTAACATAGCTTTCGTTATACCGTTGAACTTCTTTGTCCAAAACTTCTGCTGGGTAAACACGCCCATTGCGGTTTTTGATGTCACCCTGCATGAACACGCCTTCAATCATGAATTTTCTTTTCCCAGTCGCTTCATCCAGCGTCTCGGTTACATAACTGATATCTTCGTTTACTTCGCAGATAAGTTTCATTTCTTATTTCCTTTACACGTTATCGTAATAGGTTTTGCTTAGTTCGCTCCAAGGACCAACAGTTCTAGTTGGATAATCATTTCCCACCTTACGGCACTTAACATAAGTTTCTTGCGTCACTCCGTTAGGATTGGTGTAGGATCTAACACCTGCAGTTACTGTTCCTGCTGCGTCTCTATAGTATTGGTCGTCTGGATGCGCTATTGCTCCTGGAGCTAATGTGCCCAAAGTAGGAGCATTATCATACTCCCATAAGTTATTAGTTCCTGGAACAGTAACCCAAGCCATCTTAATTACGAATTTCTCTGCGGTCGCCATTAAACTGGTGATCGCCAGCAACAGGGTGTTTAGTGACTTCCATTTTATGGTCGTCAGCAAATTTTTTCTCACCAACTGCAGGCTTACCGTTTTCAGGTTCTTGCTTGTTCATACCTTCAAAGTCGTCTGCCTGTGCGCCAGTACCTTCCATGAAAGCTTTAAACCTCTTGATCGACATCCTCGTCTCCTTCAGAGTAATCTGTTTCCTCATCATCTTCAACAGATAGGAAATTGGCTGCTACGTCAACACGTTTTAGCTCAACAGCATCACGCACCCTATCCATCAATAGATCATTCACTGCTTTTTTAAATTCTGCGCCATTACCAGCAGCAGCAAATTCAATAGCGTCTTGTGTAGTATAATCGCTCATAATATTCTCCTTTAATAATATATTTATAATTTACTGCTCTTCTTCGTCTGGATCAGCATATAAATCTTTTTCAGCATCAATCTGCTTATCAATGTCTTTAATTTCTTCTTCAGTTTGCATAAGAACGTTTTTACGAACATACTCTACTGAATAATACTTACCGACATATTCATCAAGCTCTCTTAGTAGACCCATTCTACCAATCATGATCTCGTTGTTCTTCAACTCAGCAAAATGGTTATCTTCTAGGAAGTCGTAAAAGACTTTCTCTTTAATCTCTTTCCATTCTTGCTTTGTCATTACACCTTTTAGCAGTAGCTGCTTTTCAAGCAATACCTGAAACAACTCTGTAAAGCGATTGCGCAAACGGTTTACGAACTTAGCGAACTTGAGTTCGTCACGTGTAATCTCTGATGATCGACCTAAGTTAAAGGTGCCGTCAGACTGTAAACGTGAAGCTGGAACATTCAACGCTTCATATAGCTTCTGCTTGAAATAATCAACATCATCCATTTCCCCAAGGTTTTGTCCTCCAGGAAGTGTTGAGATTTCAGTGCCACGTGAGCCTTCTTTACGAGGAAGCCAGTAGTCTTCAAGCATAGTCATAAATTTGCGGTCATCACGCACTTGTCCTGTGTTGGCGTCATATACAAGTTTGTTCTTATGTCGAGCCATCATATCACGAACATATTGTTCAGCTTTACCGTTAGGTAAGTTACCTACATCGATGTAAAAGATCCGACGCTCGGGTGCACGTGCGAGACGGTAGATTACCACAGCGTCTTCTAGCATGCGCAATTGGTTAAGAGGTTTGATTGCTTTGTGTAAGTGAGAAAGAACCATTGAGTTCTTTTCGTTCATCACACCAGAATGTGCATAAGCGATTGAGTCTGGGGCAATCTTCAAACCTTGGTTGCCAGAGGAGACGCCTTTAGGTGAGTAAATGAAATACTCGTCATATTTCTTAGGAATAACTTTGTTAGCTGAATTAGAAATAGGAGCTTTAGGATCTTTCTTCTGTACTCTGACTTTTTTAATCTTACGTGGATCAATATAACGCAACTCCTGAATACCATCTCTTGGATTTTCAGTGTCAATCATAACGTGATAGTAGCATCTACCATCAACGTACCAGTTTTTGAAAATGTCATATGATCTGTTATTGAAGTTTAAGAGTCTTAGAATCTCATCAAACTCTTCACGAATACGTTCTTTGATCGTATTGTTCATACCTTCAACGTCATCAAGAACAATTTGTACAGACTGTTCTTGGTCATCTGTCACGATAGCTTCATTGATTACATCGTCAATAGCTCTCTCACACTCAGGTTGCTGAGCCATTTCACGATACTTTGTAATAAGAAGTGCTTCGTTTTTAGCTGTGCCATCTAGGTCAACAGTTGTTCCAAATACACCACCTTCGTTGACAGCAACAGCACCGTCATCGTTAGGAGGAGGGGCAAAAGATTGAACACTAGGTGGTTTCTCCTCTTGTTCTTTTCTGCCAATTTGGAATCCGAAAAGTTCTATGGCCATTTTGTTTCCTTAATAATAAATTGGGGTGGACACAACTATTTATATGCCCTCCCCAAAGTCACTTTTTAACTGACATTAAACGCCGCCAGCGTTTCCTGTCGAACCACCTGAAACTTGCCAGTAATCGTATTGGAAAGTACATGTGTATTCTTGGATACCTTCTTGATCCCAAGCCAAGTCAATTTGTGAAACTTCAGTTGGGAAGATACCTACAAAATCATACACACGCAAGATTTCACCAGTCTTACTGAACTGTGTGACTTGAGCGGAAGATTTGTACAAGGATGGTGAAGAACCACCTGCTGTACTTACATTACCTTGGAACGAGTTGATTGCGTTTGACCATTGCTCTAGAGAGTTACGGATCGCAAAGTCTTCGTCGTTGATAATGGTTGGTGCCCACTCAGCATAAGTTCTGTTTCCTGCGATTTTGATAGTACGACCGAAGTATGGAACTTCAACTGTACCAAGAGTGGAAGCTGGGATAGCTGCCGCTTTGCAAAGGAAAGGAACTGTAATGTCAGCCACACCGTTAATCGGGTTTGTGATCTGGACTTGGAAGAGGGCACTACGTGCGCCCCCATCCTTTAAAGCACCAGCAAATTCATTTACGTTAAACGCCATTTTAGTTCTCCTGTTTTATCTATTTATGCTCTGCCGACAATCTCGGTGAACTCGACGCCAGTACGAACTGCTACAAAGTTTAGCTGGATGAAGTTGATAGAGCGAGAAGGTTTGATATAGATGTCACCAATAAACTCGTTACGATCAATCACTTCACCAGTATTGTTTGTAGAGTCACAAACAACAGCAAAGTCTGTAATACCTCTGCGACCTTGAACGTCACGAAGGAAAGGCTCTACCAAGTTTTTAAACTGTGCTCTTGTAAACTCATCGTTAAACTCGAACAGAGTGAACTTAGAAGCAGTTGAGATTGCTTTTTCAAGAACGATAAACAAACGACGAACGTTGATACGATCAAACGCACTAGGCTGAGACAGCATAGTTTTGTCGCCGAATAGAACTGTACCTTGTCCTGGGAATGTAACCACAGGGTTAATACCAGCTTTGTAAAGGTTGTCTCTATCTGTTTTTGATGGGTTGTATGCCAACTTGATAACGTTTTTAACGTTGCCACGGTTAAAGCCCGCAGGTGAGTACCATGGGTCACGTGTCAAGTCAGTCTGTACCATTAGACCAGCTGTATCGCCGTTTAGTGGCAACCAACGGTATACATCATTGAATTTGTCGTATGCATATTTCCAACCTGAATCCATTACCGCATAAGACGATGAAGGTAGAGTGTTGCGGTATGCGATTACATCTTCAGTTTGCTTACCAGCGTAAGAGCTGTTGTTTACAACGTCAGCTTTTTCTGGAGAGATAACTGCGATACAATCTTTACGATACTCAACGATATTGTTAATGATGTGTTTGATTGCTGTTACGTTATGAGCAGAACCAAGAACCAAAGAAACGTCGATATCTTCAGTTGACTTGAATTTGTCATACGCAGTAATAAGAGCAGATGCAGTAAGAGCACTTGTATCAGTACCGCTAACGAATGAAGCGTTTTGTGGTAGACTTGCGCCTGTAAAGGTTGTTACAGCGTCAGCTCTTGATCCAGCAGAACCAAGATTTGCGTTGTGGTTAGCGAACCAAATCCATGAAGAACGTTGGTTAATTACGTCTGCATAGTAGTTTGAAGCACCTTCGTTTGTCTTTGCATCTTTCGCAACTGATAGTTGGTTATAGATTTCAAGGACAGAACCTTTTGTGCCTGTTACCAAACCGTCTTCGTCGATAACAACAACGTGGATACCATCACCAGTAGAACCCCATTTATCAGCATAATCTGTTGTAGAAGGTTTACCTGTAGTGATCGCAGCGTGTTCCCACTGACGAGTGATTGTTGTATAATCTGTATTTGCTACTGTTGTGCCAACATAGTCAGCAGTAAGAGTAACGTCTTGACCAGAAATTGCTTTAATTTTTACTTGAAGCTTTTCAGCGCCGACAGTCAAAACGTCACCAACTGTAAACTCAGATGATGTTGCGCTGTTCGCTAGAACTAGGGCATCGCTGCCTTGCTCTAGAGTGTAACCTGTAGTGACGTCAGATTGCCAAGCAGCGTCTGATTGACATACAGAAATTTTAAGGCTGTTACCCAAAACTCCAGGATAGCGTGCTACCCAGTCGCCGTGGTCTGATGGAAGAGAACCAGTGCTTGCTTGTTCATCATAATCATTTTCATTTTCAACAGTAATAGTTGTGCTAGTAGCACCTGCTGCTGCGTTATAGCCATCAACGTTACCACGAACAACGTGAAGCGCATTACCATACGCCAAGAAGTTTGATGCGGTAAAGAAGTCAGTGGCTGTGTCGTCATTAGGTGTGTTGAATACCGATACCAGTCTGTCCTCAGAATCAACCAATACTGGATGGTTCACTGGACCCCAGCGAAAATTACCAGCGATAGCACCGTCTGTCGTAGAAACAGCAGGTACAACGGTAGTAAGGTCAATCTCGCTGACGTTTACTCCTGGACTTACTTGAAATGCCATTTTTTATCTCCTTCTCATTAAAGAGTGCTTATTTCATTCAATTACTACAATATTTATAAAATTGGGTGTTTTAATAAGGGTCATGGTTCCCAGAGTTGATATAGTCTTGAACATCAAATGGAGCGTTAAGAGGAACGTCTATAACATCTTCAGGTGGCATTCCATCGTCGTAAAAACCAAAGGGGGTTAGCTCGTCCATCATTTGTTGAGCAGTTTTTTCTCTTAGCTTGAATAGAGTATTTATATCTGTGATTTCTTTGAAATAGCTTTGATCAGTAAGCCAAGCGAAAAGGACGAGACACATTACCAAATCGTCATGACATCCAGCTTCAGCTTCCCAAGAGCTTAGTTTCCTACTGAATGTTGATAATTCGTTGATGGTGTTGAAGTCGTTAATTATAAGTTGGTCTTGCTCGACCATCAACTTTAGAATAGAGCAGCCAACCGACTTTACAGTTTTGGTCGTGCGAATACCTTTATCAATACCACGACCAAACCCTCCTGATATACGTTTGCCTGATCTGCCTGCACTTTCGGTGAACAATACGTTTTCGTATTCAAAATCATGGTGGAGCATTTCACCGACCTGCTCACCTATATCGTTTACCTCTACCAAAACAAAGGCTTCGTTGAATGCCTTACAAGTTCGGAAGATAACCTCCGCATACTCAGATGGAGTTATAAAGTTATCTCTATAGACGCAAACCTGTTTGTATGGCATCTCAGTTACGTCTACAATTTGAAACGCCGAATAGTCTAGACCCTTACCTCTTGACACATCAACAACGCAAGCGTATATGTGTTCCTTTACTGGTTCAGCATATAGGCTGATGCCATTACCTTCTTTGAGTGGAGTCTTAGTTACCATCGCTTTTAGTTTAGAACCATCAATCAAAGTGCCAGATGAACCTAAAAACTCACATTCAAATTCCTGCGCAAACTTTTGATAATCAAAGTCCATCGCTTGAAGCGTATTCTTTTTCCAAACGTCATCTCTTCCTGGAACTCTATACCAAGGCACTTCAACGTATGCATAACCGTTTGTTCCTTCACGTGCACCTTCACAGGTTTTGTAAAAGTGGTTAAGTCCATTAGGTGTAGAAGTGAATAGAATCTTGGTGGTGTTACCAGATGAAATGGTAGGAAACACAGACGCAAAGAACTCGTCCCAGTTTTCAACAAACGCCGTTTCGTCGATATAAAGTAACGAGATAGACTTACCACGAATAGCACTTGAGGAAGTAGCACCAGCGATAATCTTACAGCCGTTCTCAAATTCAACTGAACCTTTGTTCCATTCTACAACGCCCTGCTGCATCCATTTAGGTAAAGCTTCATAGGCAATCTTAATGCGATCAAGAATCTCACGTGCTGCGTCACCCTTGTTAGCGAGTAGGGCAACGGTCTTATGGTCGTTAAACAGAACGTAATGTAGAATGACTGCAACGGCTGTAGTCGTCTTACCAGCCTGACGAGATGTACACACGGCAACTTGACGGTTGTTGCCCATCTTTTCAATAATTTCTCTTTGGTAGTCATAAACCTGTAAGGGAATCAATCCGTGGTCAACATGAACGATCTTGATATACTTTTCAACAAAGTATAAAGTATCCTGCGCACACTTAACATACTCTTGAAGCATATCAGGAGTCCATTGGATCTCAATTCCTTTACGCTTTAGGTTAGCGTTGCCGTTATACGTCTGCGTCGCCATCTTTACCCTTTAGCATTTTAAGTACGTCTTTGGTGCTACCCACAAACAGATTGTTGTTTACCGTTTCGGGTGCTTTATCTTCAGCAGTTAGGTCTTTTACCTTCTTCTGTATATCTAGCAAATCCTTGTTTGCGTCAACCAAAGTCTTAGTTAGCTGACCCACAACTTCAAAGGCTCTTGGGTGATCGCTCTGTTTTGCTATCTCAAGTAAATAGTCAAGAGCCTCTGTGCCCTTCCCAATCACCGAATGGATATTGTCTCGAGCAAACTGATAGTCTGTTTCAACATCAGTACCTTTTTCTTCAGCTACAATAATCTCAGTTTTTTCGTCATCAATCAATTCTGATTCGACATTAAAAAGATCATTCAAATTATCAGTTACATTATTTTTCATTTATCTACTCTGGTATAATTGGTAAGGTCACGCTATTGTTTCCAGCATAAACATTAATAGTGCCATACGATTCAGTGTTTGATGTGTTCCAATAGTAATAGGTTCCAGTCTCTTTTGGAGCAAATATAATTTGACCAGTATTAGCACCATTGTTAACAACGATATCTGTATTTGCTATAGCATTATTTACTGACCAATCATTATTTCTAGAGATGTATATGTTGATGCCATTCGCTGCAGCTTCGCCTGTTTCTAATTGAGCATATAAAATAGAACTATTTGCTTTCATTTCAAGTGTTTCATATAGACCATCAATATTCATATCTTCAAAGGGAGAAGATACTTTATTCATGTCGTATCCTTCAGCCTCAATGGTAAAGTTATTAGATTGGCGCAGTATGATTGAATATGCTTCTGCTCCAGCTGGTCTTGTTGGATTATTTAATTTAACAGTTTGAGATTCAGTAGCAACTTGGTTGTCTAGAATAACAGTACTAGCTTCTGTTAGTTGACCATATTCGATACGATAATCCACAACAAAATATCTATCCAAATAGTCTCCAGATGTATTTCCTGGAATAATAGTTAAAGATGATTCATTTGTTGAAGAGTTAGCATTAATTATTCCAGAAAATGGAATACCTAATACTTGAGTAGGAATATCCTCTAACAAAGTATCTATTCTGTAAACAATAGGTTCTTGATCATATATGTTCGTTGTCGAAACGGTATGTAAAATATTTGCTGAAGACATAACTGTGTCATGATCTTCCATTGTAATAAATGGGAATCCTGGGTCGGTTATGAGTATTGATACATTAGCATCATTCTTTGATGCATCAACACCTTTCAAGTAGAATTTTGCTTCAGTTTCCCCCGAAGCTGTTCTAAAGTTAACAGGGATATTCATTTGTAAGTTTGAGCCTGTACCTGTAACAACGATTTCGTTATTACCTGATACTGTTGATATCGCCCCATTTGTGAAGTTTAAGTTAGCGACAGGAAAGTTATCTGAAACAATTTGACGTGTTTCACCGAGAGGGACATTTTCCGTTCTTAAATTAAATGTAATAGTCTCATTCGCTGGAATGCTGACAGAAGTTCTATTAGTTGAGAAGAAGTATTTACGATCAAACGATGTATCTGTGATCTCAACAGTTACATTAGCCTGACCATTGTCAAGCGAAAGAGTCATATACTCTGTGCCTTCAGTCAAGAAGTCTTTGTTGATACCGATATTGATAAATGCTTTTTGATCTAGTACAGTGAAGTATCCAGTTCTATTTCTTACAATATCATCAGAAGAAATGCCTGTGATAGTCCAAGGGACACGAGTTCTATCCTCAACGTTAAGTGCATTCAATGTAAACTTGACAGTATCAGGTGCGGTGTTCGCTACGTTTTCACCTTCTTCAGCAACCAGAGGTGTAGCACTCAAGGCGTAGAACGGATCTCCTGTGAAGCCAACTTCAGGTGTTGGAGCGTCATCAGAGCCAATATCAATACGGCGATCAATGATTTCAAAGTAGTTCTCAATATCAAATGCGTAGCCATAGTTTGAGTTGGCGTCGATCTGTGAAATAGGAACACTCTGACTTGAGAAAGAAGTTGGATTTCCGTTAGCGTCCAATCCAGGAGTTGTTGTGACTCGATCATAACGATCCGCTGCGGTTGTGTCCAAACTGATAGCATTGATCTTAGTACGTTTGATAACACCCTTGTTTTGAACTGGACCAAACATATAACCTTTGATGGTAAAGTTGAAGGTGTAGATAATCGCACGACGAGTTTGGAAGTCGCCTTCATAAGTATCTTCGATTGACATATCGTTTAGGACTGTAGGCACGTCAAAGTATGCGTCCATGTCCGAAGTAATTTTAACGCTGTGTGTCCACTCAGGACGGAAAAAAGGTAGGATCTGCTCAACAACTTGTACAGCGTCTTCATTATTCGCAAACATACCATACATTGTAATATCAACATCGTATGGACTTGGTGTGAATTGAGTTTTAAGAACTTCGCCGCCACTCGCTACGTTT